ACTTGAGTAGCACCGCCTAGAGCATCTCTGCCCGCACCGCCGTAGATATTAGCTAAGTTACCACCTAAACTACCGATACCGCCAGCTGTTGTTCCTAGTAGACCTGCGAGGTTTTGACCCATGGCAGCTGTCTGTCCACCTAAACCTGCTTGTTGACTAGCTATGTTTCCTAACGCACCAGCTTGCCTAAGCCCTTGACCGGCTTCCGCGCTCTCTAGACCGGCCAGAGCCTGTCCTCTAGCTAATTCCTGCCCCGAACCGGCTAAGCCTAGCCTACCTAGCGCACCGCCTATGGCACTCTGTTGAGCTCCGAGATTAGCTAGTAGGTTAGCTTGATTAGCTTGACGTGCCTGTTGAGATTCAAACGCTGACTGAGCTTGTCTAGCTGCGTCTTGATAGCCTCCTGCTCGGATTGCCCCCACTTGTTGAGCTGCTCCGCGAGCTGCGGCTTCTGCTAATTCTTCGCCCTGTAATCTACTACGAGATCCGCCAAAAGCACCAGAACCTACAGCTTGGGCTCTTCTGGCGATATCTCCCTTAGCGAGCCCTTTACTGACATCTTCTAAAACTTGATCAACAACTTGTTGCTCAAACGGATTATAGAAACTAGCTATACCGCTCGGGTCAAACTGTTCTGTAGCCCCAGCTCCAGCTGTGGCTGCTTCACTTAGTCTACCTAAACCGCCTCCAATAATTCCACCAGCCTGTGATGTGTCAAACCCTGCACCACGGGCAATGTCTCTTGACTCAGATAAATTTAAACCGGACTGGCCGATTAAATCTTGAGCGGAACCTAATGTGCCACCAGCTTGATCCAGCCTCTGCATGCCCTGTGCTGTAGCAGCTTGACCTACTCCTGGAGCTTGTCTAAGTAGTCCTAGAGCTTCATCTGTGCTCATCTCTCCAGCAGAGACAGCTTGATTTAGCCGGTTTTCTAAATTAGCCAGTCCCGCTCTGCTTGTTCCTACGCCTTCTTGCGTAAGAGCTTCAGCTTGTTGAAAGTACGGTAAGTATGAACCCATGCCCTCTGCTGTCAAGCGGAAGGCTTCTTGCTCAGCTGGGGTAAAGTCTGCTATACGTTCTCCGGTGTAGGTAAAAGGGTTAGCCCCCTCTACACCAAAAGTCATCATTCTGTTTACAAGCTCTTGATTGAGCAGCGGCATAATACCCGGAACATTTGATCCAGGCACACCTGCATAAAAGTCAGCTAAATACTGAGGAGGTAACTGTTCTACTCTTGAATATGCACTTTCTTCAGCCATTAAGCTCTCCCCATTCCCATTTTTTGAGCTTTCATCTCGTTCATTGCCATAGCGTCATATAACCTTTGTATGCCTTTAGAGTGATCCCCGTCACCTATACCTTTAACAGCTTGTTTAGTTATAACGAACTCACCGTCCGCTAACTTAGCGTCGACAGTATCTACATCACCGGCACCTTCTGGGTCGGATATGTCACCGCCTGTCTTCCTAAGGTCTAGCTCTCCTCCATACTTTACGCCCACTCTTTCAAACGTAGGATATGCCAGTTGATTATAGTCTTGATCTATTAAAGCACTGGCTAAAAATTGTGTAGTAGGGTCAACACCCGCAAAAGATTGAGGCATGCTTCCCGGTAGACCGCCGATGCCTGAGCCAGCTAGTTGTACGCCCTCGGTGCCATACTGTGTCGGTAGTGTAGCTGGTGTAAGGGGTCGTTGTAAGTAACCGCTTAACTCTCCGCTAGGTCCAGGCATCTGTGCATCATCTTCACCAGGAGCGAATCCACCTAGAGCTGTCAAACCCAGCCCTGCAACACCTGCCTTTTGTAATCCACTTAGTCCAGAAAAATATCCTTCCTTACCAAAAAGATTCGCTGCCGCAGATCCTGCTGGGATCTCACCCATGCCCAGTGCCGCAGCTCCTCTGGCCCCTAAATTTTGAAATAATCCACCTATACCCACTGTGTCTGTAGGTGTGGCCCCTAAGTTAGCAAACATAGAAGCTTCACCAAAAGGGTTTAAACTGGGTAAACCTCCTTGAGGAGTTACACCAAAACCTTGAGCTATATTACCACCGATATAGCCCATCGCAGCACCACGTGCCACACCTTCAATACTTCCGTGTTTTACACCACCCCCAATGCCACCCCCAATCGCTGCACCAGGAGGCCCACCGAGAGCAAAACCAACAACAGAACCTATAACAGGTGCTGCTTTTTTAACTAACTTACCTAACTCTTTGAAGAAGCCGAACTCAGGTGCTCCTGTCATAGGGTTTATTGAGTTATCAAAGTGACCCACTTGATATTGGTGGGGATTGAGTTCATGCCTGTCAAAGGCTTCAAATAATTGTCTTTTTAGTACAGGGTCATCAGCTATGGGGCGTGGTAAAACCATCTCTCCAGGAGTCAAGTGACCTATCATAGTGTCACCGAATCTACCCTGAATGCTCAAAGCAAAACGAGCATCCGCTAAATCTGTTAAACTATCAATACCTTGAGCTTGCATTATGTTCAACTCCTGTGATATTTTAGTCTAACTAATTTATAAATCATTGTATATTCCTTTACCATCAAAGGGTTATGGTAGTTGATCCTGCTATATTAACCGTAACAGCACCCACGCTCGCAGTGGCGGAAAAACCATGGTCCTCCTGTGGTGTGCTGATAGTCAGCCACTCGTTGCCTGTATATACTTCTAATGATTGATTGTTCGTGTTCCAGACTAAACTACCTGCGTTAAATTGTGATTGCCCTTTATCTGTGTCATTTATCTGCCTAGTTGTATCGGGATCAAACTCGCCTAAATTTAATTCTAATACTCTAACTAAACGGTTATATGTGTCCCCCCGAACAGTCTCTTCCATCTCCACAGGAAGACGAGTGACTAATAACTTACTCATCTTCTACCGTCTGATCTCACATCCATCCTAGTCGCGCCTAATCTCCAACCTGTAGAAGTGTTAGCTGCTGTGTTGTCATCATCAGACTCAACCCTAAGCACAGCTTGGCGTGCCCTAGCGCGAACGTGTGATTGTTGAGTTGTGCTAGAAATAGCTGTGGTGCTGTTTGTGCTAAGATTATCTCCAGGAAAGTTTCGGGTTTTGAGTACAATGTTCACCTGCCCTTCACTAGAGTTGCTTAAAAACCGTATGTCAGGAATTATTCTATTTATAAAAGCAAACTGCTCTCCATCCCCTATGTCAAAGTCACTAGACTCTATAAACACATTAGTCATAGGACTACCGTCATCGTCATACCCTGTCTCATGTTCATAGAGTAGGTTTGTATTTGTCGCTCTAGGGTATGGTTCTACTCCAGCATCTAACCATGCGTATCTTCTCAGTTGACCGTATGCCCAGACATTGTCTTGATAGTTATAAATAACGTAACGGTCTATTTCATCAGAACTTGCTGAACAGTAAAACCAACCCACTTCATCATACTTAGTGTTTGTAAAAGCGTGGGTTTTAAATACTTGACTAGCATTAAAGTCGTCAAACACATAACTTAAGATACTACAAGGCAGTTTTCTAACTGAACCTGTATACACGTAAAAGTTATCATACCCCATCCAGTAAACACCAGAAGGTGCAGTAACTGCTGCTTTCGGTGCGGATAAACCTGTGTTTTCGTTAATCAAGTTTACGCCGAAAGTAAACGGTGGTCCTATGAACTGCATACTATACAATGCTGTATCTGTCCAGATTAAAATTTCTTGACGAGATTTTACAGCACCGATAATAGAACTACCTGAAGAAAGTCTCAAAGATCCAGCCGTATTAGTGCTTCGTGGCTGAAAGTCTAGTTCATTCTCTTGATCACTAAACGCTATCAACATTGGATCACTCGCTCCACTGCGAGAAGTACCATCAAAAGGATCCGCTCCTAAAACTATTAAGTGCCTGTCTTTTTCTGAAGTAATTACTTGCAGTCCTACCGTAGGAACCTCAACTGCTCCAGATGTTGTAGCAAGTTCAACAGCTCTAACAGAAGATCCACTGTTTTCTATCCATCGATAAATACCGCCACCTCTAGGGTTTATGATTAAGTTATCGCCGAAGTGATCATGAGTCCACAACCTCAACTGATTACTAGCCGAGATAGCAGTAGAACTGCCCCAAGTGCCAGCTCCCCATGTGCCTGTGCCCCAACCTGTAGAGGCTACATAAACATCTAAGCCGCTGTTTATCTGATACGCTCCTACGGTAGAGCTGCCCCCGTTACCACTATCACTAGCGTTAGCTGTTACCGTTGTTCCTGATGTGTCTTTTGCTGTAATCTCGTATGTATTAACACCAGTTACTAAAAGTATTTGATACTCTTGATTTAGAACAGTCGCAGTAACATTGCCCCCCAACGAGGCTGCACCAGAAAATGTTACGAAGTCATTCGTAGCTGCACCGTGGCTCGTGTCAGTAACGGTGATTGTGCTGCTGCCGTTAGTAGCAGAAAAAGTAACATCCCCTGCACTGGTCGTAGATCTTATAGGTGTGATATCATCAAAGTTCGTACCTTGTTTGATGTAGTATTTAACTGTAGTTCCTAGACCTAAATACTTAGTGCCCTCTAGTGAAACATAAGCGTGAAGTGCTCTCGCTTTACCGAGATATGTAGAAAGCGTGTCTTTTGCCCAGCCTCCAAATTTTTCCGGTCGTCCATCTTTAAAACGAATTAAGTTGGAATCAAACCAACCTCCTTCATTATCATAGGCTGTCCCCTCTCGGTTTATGCCTGGGCGAAAGACGAACTTACTTAGGGTCATGCGAAGTGCTCACCTGTCCTTATCATTTGAGTAACCTCATAAGCTCTTCTGCCTACTTGGCTGCTCCACTTACTGTCCATAAATTCATTAGCAGCTGTTTCATAGTCTTCTTCTGCCATGGCTGCTAAAGCATTTTTAAAACCTCGTAAACGAGTAGCACCTAAGTTGAATGAAAGATTAATCATTGCTTCCTGCCTAACTTGGTCAAGGTCAGCAAACCAGTCATACTCTTCGCTCAACTCTTCTTGTACACGGACTATATCATTTTTTAATAAATAATCTATTTCATCATCAGACAAGCCCATACCAACATCTTTTTCTAAACATCTTCCTACACCGACCGTGATATAGCCTAAGTGATCTTTGTACGCATAAGGCTCCACACCTTCATGTCTTCTTAACAGACGTATTATGTTTTCCATTATTTTTCCCTGCTCACGTTTTTTACTTTCTCGTAGCTTCTCATAGCACCGAGACCTAACATGCCCATCAAAACAGGCATCATAGTTTCTAGTTCTATTAATGGTACTACGTTTTTAGAACCAGCTAAGTCTAAAATAAAATTAGCCATCGGTATCAATAAAAAATTTGACAACATAGCTACACCGCATGTCCAGCCTATGAAAGGTCTCCAACCAGCTACAAACAAAGACTTGTGGGCAGCTTCTGTTTTATTTATTTCCATCTGACCTTTAGCTAACTTAACAGCATGTTTTTCTGCCATCGTGGCTATCTCATGAGCTAAAGCATTTTTTTGGTCTTTATCCTCGATAAACTTATCAAGCAGTTTAGTAGCTGGACCTATGAGCGATTTTATTATTGTCATACAGTCACCAAAATATTCTGACCAGTAGCCTTTGGAGTAGTATAACTAAATGCTCCGTTTTTATATGTATACACTTTAGAATCATAATAAGTCGTAACGACTTCACTTTTCCGGTTGGTTTCCCTTACTTGTAGTCTTTCTACTTCTATTTTTTGTATCTGATGTTTTGCGTTCGGTGGCTGAGCTTGAACACTGTTAGGGAAAGGTGGGATGTCAGTCATCTTCATCCTTTTTTCTCACTGGGTCTCTAAAAATATATTTAGTGCCAGCTTCACCAGATGGAATGACCCTTACCTCACAGTACCCATCAAACTTACTCGTTTTACTACGCATCCAGTTGTGTTGATGGACAGACTGATGAACTAAGGCATCGCGATATTCTAAACAAGAAGTCAACTCTTGAAAATACAGTTCTAGCCCAGTGGGTCTGCCACCCGGAGTTAAAAGCACTAAAACAAAGATCATTAGCGTCATAATCTTCTCTTTTGTTTTAACGCTTGAACACGTTCTGCTTGTGGAGCAATAAGCTCCCAAGTTAACATCTCAACATCAACTTGATGCGCTGTTCCTAAAACTCTGGGCATTGTGTTTCGGACATAAATCATCGCTCCATAGCCACACTGCTGATGATTAAACTGCAACCAAGATGTAGCTACTTTGTGCCGTTTAGCTGGAGGTTGAACTAACTGAAGATTATTCCACTCTCTAAGATCGCAAAACAGATTAGGGTTTTCGGGATCATACTCTACTGCTTCTGTAGCATTATCTGAATCAATTGAGCCAGTTTCTCGTCCGTTGACTTCAGCGTTTCCTGCTGTTGACTCAGACTGTCCACTACTGCTTTGATCTGTGTCTGG